TACTGAAATTATACGCTCACATTTTGGTGTTATTTCTCCTGATGCTCGCTTACAGCGTCCCGAGTACATCGGGGGTGGATCAACCAATATTAATATTAATCCGATCGCTCAGACGTCGGGTACTAATGCTAGTGGAACTACTACCCCTATGGGCACACTTGCTGCTATGGGTACTGCCTTGGCTCATAATCATGGCTTTACTTATTCAAGTACTGAACATGGTGTAATTATTGGATTAGTATCAATTCGTGCAGACCTTACATATCAGCAAGGTCTTGCTCGTATGTGGAGTCGATCAACACGTTATGATTTTTATTTTCCAGCATTTGCAACACTAGGCGAACAAGCCGTACTCAATAAGGAAATATATGTTACAGGTGGTGCTGGGGATGATAATGTATTTGGTTATCAAGAACGCTGGGCAGAATACCGATACAATCCTAGCCGCATTTCAAGTTTGTTCCGTTCTACTGCTGCTGGAACTATTGATGCCTGGCATCTTGCCCAAAAGTTTACTACTACACCATCGTTGAACTCAACGTTTATACAAGACACACCACCAGTGAGTCGAGTAGTAGCGGTTGGATCTGCAGCTAACGGACAACAATTTATTTTTGACAGCTTTTTTGATTGTAAAAAAGCACGACCAATGCCAATGTACTCAGTACCTGGTTTAATCGATCATTTCTAATATGTTTGGCGGAATTAACCTTGGTGGTGCAATTGGTAGTGTGCTGGGTTTTGTAGGCCAGCAACAAACCAACCAAAAGCAATGGGACATGGCACAAGCTTCTAATCAAGCTAGTGCCGAACAAGCAGCCAAACAAATGGATTTTCAAGAGCGTATGCGGGAAACCCAATATCAAACTGCTATAAAAGATATGCAAAAAGCTGGGTTAAATCCCATGCTTGCATATCATCAAGGTGGAGCGGGTACCCCAAGCGGAGCAATGGGGCAGGTGTCCACTGCAAAAGTAGGTAATGCTATTGGATCAGCATTACAAGGGTATCAATCAATGGCAATGAATAATGCGGATTTAGATCTTAAAGACGCAACTACAAAAGGTACTACCGCATCTACTATAAAAACTGAAGCAGATACTATTAAAACTGCTGCAGAAATTGGTTATATTTTGGAGAATACAAAATTAAACACCGAACAACAACGTAATTTGCAACAAATGTTGCTTAAATTACAACAAGAAATACAAAATCTGAAGGCAACTGAAGGATTAACAACTGCTGCAACTGCTAAAACTAAAGCAGAAACCTCAAATATTCAAGAAGGTATTGCACCTTCTGGCGATCAACCTTGGTATCGCGACTTTAAAAGAGTTCTTAAAAAGGGATTAGCAAATCCCAAACTATTACTACCATCATTCGGAGGTAAAAAATGAGTAAAAACGCTATTTTTCTACGTACACCATACAACTATGATAAAGATGCTGCGTCAAATGAGTCAGGGTTGCATTGTGAGGATGCTTCCCTGGCTCAGCAGCATTTTAAGGATGAATGTGATATCAACACTATTCTTCAAAAATTTAACATTTCAGGCTTATTGCCTGAACAACCATTATCGCCACGTTATGGCGACTTTACCGGTATTGGTGATTACCATACCGCATTGAACCGCGTTATTGCGGCTCAAGATGAATTTGATGCTTTACCAGCTCAAATTAGAGCGAGATTTAATAATGATCCCGCTCAATTAATCGAATTTATGGAAAATTCGGAAAATCGACCAGAAGCCGAGGAACTCGGATTGGTCGAAAAAGCAGCTGCCGAAGTCGTAGAAGCTGCAATATCTACCCCTGAAAAGGCGGCTGAATAAGCCGTAGCACAGTTACCTTACTAGATGTAACTGTGCTAGGTGACACCAAACCCTAAAAGGAGATAAAACATGATGTATAGAAAACCTGTAAATAAACGCCGTTCGGCTAAATCATTTAGACGTAACGCAAAACGGACGAAGTCCGCAAATATGCAAAAATCTCCACAACGTGGAGGCTGGAGGCTCTAAAAACCTCCAGGCACCTCACATGCCTTGTTATCACCCTATAAGTGCATATCAATGCACTGATGGCTCTATAGTTTTCTCAGAATTGAGAAAACACGATATATCACGATCATTAAATCTACCCTGTGGCCAATGTGTTGGCTGTAGATTAGAACGCTCACGTCAGTGGGCTATTCGATGCATGCACGAAGCTCAAATGCATGAAAAAAACTGTTTTATAACCCTCACCTACAATGATGACCATATCCCAAGCGATCGATCACTACACTATCGAGACTTTCAGCTCTTTATTAAAAGATTACGAAAACGGTATCTTGGACGAAGAATACGTTATTACATGGCTGGAGAATATGGTGAAAACTTTGGCCGTCCGCACTGGCACGCCTGTATCTTCGGACTCGATTTCGATGATAAGAAATTATGGAAACGGACTTCCGCTAATAGTCTCTTATATCGATCCCAAGACCTTGAATTACTCTGGCCATTTGGTTATTCCTCCATTGGAGATGTTACTTTCGAATCCGCAGCCTACGTGGCTAGATACATTATGAAAAAGGTAACAGGAAAAAACGCTAAAGAACATTATACTGAGATTGACCCTGAATCAGGGGAAATCATTACACGTAAACCTGAGTTTACGAAAATGAGTCTTAAACCGGGTATTGGTTATGAATGGTATAAGCAATATACTTCCGATGTATATCCACACGACTATGTGATAGTTCGTGGAAAAAAAGTCAAACCTCCAAAATATTATGATAAAAAATATAAAATAGATCAACCTTATGAGTTTGACGAACTGCTTTACATTAGACAAAAAAGTGTTAAACTGCACTTTGAAGACAATACACCCGAGCGATTGCTTGTAAAAGAGCAAGTCGCAAAGGCAAAACTTCAGAAACTTAAACGTAACCTCACTTAAGGATATTCCTCATGAAATTAGTACTATGTTCTGTAAAAGACCGCGCAGCGGATGCCTATGGCAGGCCAATGTTTGTTCCTTCTGTTGGTGTCGCAATAAGGAGCTTTAGCGACGAAGTAAACCGGGCAGACCCGGAAAACCAATTACATAATCACCCAGATGACTTTGATTTATATGAGTTTGGCGAATTTGACGATAATACTGGTCAATTTGCTTTACATGATCAACCAAAACTATTATCCTTAGGAAAACAGGTAAAAATACCTAAGGAATGATTTTAAATAGACCGACTCAAAGGTAGTATCTTTGGGTCGGAACAATAAAGGAGCTTAATAACATGCATCGTAATCAATCGGTAAATGTACATCAATTTACAATGATTCCAAAAGCGGATATACCCCGCTCTTCGTTTGATTGTCAATCAACACATAAAACTACTTTTGATGCTGGATATCTCGTACCAATCTACGTAGATGAAATGCTCCCAGGCGATACATTTCGCCTAAATATGACGGCATTTGCCCGTCTTGCAACTCCGCTGTATCCAATTATGGATAACATGCATTTAGATTCATTCTTTTTCTTTGTCCCAAATAGATTAATTTGGAACAATTGGCAAAAATTTATGGGTCAACAAGCGAACCCTGGAAGTTCGATTTCTTATGTTGTACCCCAACAAGTATCACCAACAGGTGGATACGCTATAGGATCATTACAAGATTACATGGGATTACCAACCGTTGGTCAAGTCGGTGCTGGAAATACTGTATCCCATTGTGCTTTCTGGCCACGTGCATACAACCTTATTTATAACGAATGGTTCAGAGATGAAAATTTACAAAATAGCGTGCACGTTGATCTTGGTGATGGCCCTGATACTTATACTGACTATACTTTACTTAGACGTGGAAAACGAAAAGATTACTTTACTTCTGCCCTTCCATGGCCTCAAAAAGGTGCTTCTGTAACTTTGCCATTAGGTACAAGTGCTGCTATTGTATCGGATGGAACAACACCGAACTTTAATGCTTCAAGTGGTGGTCCTAATAATTTGCCGTTATACCTAGACCCTGCCTCACAACATGCTTATTTCTCCGGAGGAACTGGCGGTACGAACCGTCCAGTATCATTCGGTAACAATACAGGACTATATGCTGACTTATCTACTGCTACAGCTGCAACGGTTAACCAATTACGTCAATCTTTCCAGATTCAAAAACTTCTTGAAAGAGACGCCCGTGGCGGTACTCGTTATACTGAAATTATACGCTCACATTTTGGTGTTATTTCTCCTGATGCTCGCTTACAGCGTCCCGAGTACATCGGGGGTGGATCAACCAATATTAATATTAAT